ATGCAGACCTTCATTTACATGTCCAACATGTCGAAGGGCATCAAGCGCTGCGGCGAGATCTGGCTGTCTATGGCCAAGGACGTCATGGTTGAGAGCGGCCGCAAGGTTAAGGGCATGGGCGCCCAGAACGAACTCTCGACGATCGAACTCGGCAAGCCTGTCTTGAACCAAGAGACCGGCGAAGTCGAATATGAGAACGACTTGAGTAAGGCCAAGTTTGACGTTGCTGTTGATGTCGGCCCATCGTCTGAGTCAAAGCGCGCCGCAACTGTCCGTTCGTTGATGGGCATGATGCAGCTTGCAACAGATCCAGAGACCCAGCAGGTTCTTGCCTCGATGGCGATGATGAACATGGAGGGCGAGGGCATCAGCGACGTTCGCGACTTCTTCCGCAAGCGCCTGATCCGCATGGGCGTCATCAAGCCAACAGAAGTTGAACAGCAGGAACTTGTTCAGGAATTGCAGCAGGCGCAATCGCAGCCTGACCCGCAAGCGACATATCTGCAAGCCGCCGCGCAGGAGGCCACAGCGAAGGCCGGCAAGGCACAGGCAGATGCACAATTGACCTTGGCCAAGACCGAAGAGACAAAGGCCAAGACCGCTGAAACGCTCGCCAACATCGACCAGAGCGCGCGTTCCAACGTAGTGGACACGGCAAAGAAGCTGCAAGGCATTCTTTCGCCAGGAATGCGGTAACCGCCCAACCGCAAAATGCAATGGGTGAGAATTGAACGAGGATCGAATGACAGACGAAAAGGCAGAGTTTGAAGACGACATCGAGATGGACGAAATCGAAACTGAGGAGCCAGATCTAGATGAAGCTGATGAAGCGGAAATCGAAGATACTGAGGCCGACGATGAAGATGAAGCCGAAGAAGAAGATGTTGTTGTCAGCATAAATGGGGAAGCGCCTGACCCAGAAGATGAGGAAGAGGCCCGCGCACCTGGTTGGGTTCGCGATCTTCGCAAGCAATATCGTGAGGAAAAACGTCGCGCTAAAGAATTGGAGCAAAAGGTTACGCAGCTGGAGCAACGGCAACAGCCAATGCAGCAGCCGCTCGGCCAGAAGCCAACACTTGAAGCCGTAGACTATGACACCGATCGGTATGAAAAGGAACTTTCGGCGTGGTATGAAAAGAAGCGCCAGCATGATGAGCAACAACTTTCCATCAAGTCTCAACAGCAAGCTGTTCAGAAGGGATGGGAGCAAAAACTCGAGAGTTATCATTCGGCAAAGGCTGAATTGAAGGTTCGGGACTATGACTTCGCAGAAGATGTGGTTCAGGATACTCTCAGCGTCATGCAGCAGGGGATGATCGTCCAAGGTGCGGAGAACCCCGCCTTGCTGGTCTATGCTCTGGGAAAGAACCCGAAGAAAGCGAAGGAACTCGCCTCGATCACAGATCCCGTGAAGTTCGCTTTCGCGGTGGCAAAATTGGAGACCAATTTGAAAGTCACATCACGCAAAGCGTCAGCAAAGCCGGAAAAGAAGATCAGTGGCACTGGCCGCCCTTCTGGTTCGGTTGACAACACCCTAGATCGCCTTCGGGCTGATGCTGAAAAGACTGGAGACTATTCTAAGGTTTTCCAGTATAAGAAGCAAAAGCAGTCGGCATAAACACATGAAGGAAATGCCAAATGGCTAACTCGTTTTCTAAAGAAGAGCGCGTAGCGTTCGAAGACATCCTCTCCGGTTTCAACGACGCGCTGGTTCTGTCGTCGCTTGTCACCAAATACAACACCAACGGCACGCAGATGGAGCGTTCGTCGGACACCATCTGGCGTCCAATGCCCTACATCGCGCAGTCCTATGACGGCTCGGACGCAACGTCGAACTTCGGCAATGCAACCCAGTTGTCGGTCCCAGCGACCATTGGTTACCAGAAGCACTCGACCGCTCTGCTGACCGCAAAAGACCTGCGTGACATGCTGCAAGAGAACCGCCTGGGTCAGGCTGCTGCTCAGAAGCTGGCATCGGACATCAACGTCGCCGTTCTGGCCGTTGCTTCCAACCAAGGCACGATCGTTTCCAAGCGCACCACCGCTGCTTCGGGTTATTCCGATGTTGCAGAGGCTGATGCTTTGATGAACGAAATGGGCATCATCATGTCGGATCGTCAGTTCGCTTTGTCGAGCCGCGATTACAACGGCATGGCTGCTGACTTGGCTGCTCGCCAGACCATGAACACCATGCCGACCGAAGCCTATCGTCGTTCGTATGTTGGTGAAGTTGCTGGCTTCCAGACCTTCAAGATGGACTATGCAAACCGCCTCACCGCGGCTGCTGGCACCACCGTGACGGTCAACGGCGCGAACCAGTATTACACCCCAGCAGCGACCTCGACCGCCTCGACCGGCGAGACCGCAAACGTGGACAACCGCTACCAGAACCTGACCATCGCGGTCGGCGGCGGCACTGTCAAAGTTGGTGACGCGTTCACCATCGCTGGCGTGAATGCTGTTCACCACATCACCAAGCAAGACACTGGCCAACTGAAGACCTTCCGCATCGTCGGCATCGTCTCCGGCTCGGGCGGTTCGGGTGTTGTGACCATCAGCCCTGCAATCGTCTCGAACGGTGGCTCGACTGACGCAGAAGCACAGTATAAGAACGTGACCGCAACGCCTGCAAACGGCGCGGCAATCACCTTCTTGAACACCGCTTCGGCTGCTGTGAACTGCTTCTGGCACCGCGATGCGATCGAACTGCTGCCTGCTTCGCTGGCTGTTCCTACCGATGCTGGCGCAGACATCATGCGCGCCACCACCGACCAGGGCGTTGAACTGGTGATGCAGAAGCAATTCGACATCAACACCCAGAAGACCAAGTATCGCTGGGATACGCTGTTCGGCGTGGCTTGCTTGCAGCCTGAGATGGCTGGCATCATGCTGTTCTCGCAGACCTGATGACACTGGGGAGGGGCTTCGGTCCCTCCCTTCACTTTGATCTGGGAACAATGACATGCCGCTCAAAAAAGGTTACAGCCGGAAATCTATCGGCTCGAATATCAAGGCAGAGATGAAGTCGGGCAAGCCAGCCAAACAGGCAATTGCCATTGCTCTCAACACCGCCACCAATGCTGCCGAGAAAGCTGGAAAGCCAGCAAAGGCACCTAAAAGGAAAAAAGCATGACCGTTATGCTTTACAAGCACCCTGGCGTTCATGAGTTTCATGGCGACAAATTTGACTATACCATCGTCGATGAGGCTGACGTTGATGCTGCGGTAAAGGCCGGATGGTCGCTGACAACTGACGCTGCGAAAGCCGGTGTCGTTGAGGCGCCAAAGCGCGGCCGCAAACCAAAGACCGAGGAATAGATCATGGCCTACACGAAGCGTGACATCATCAATCAAGCATTTGGCGAAATCGGCTTGGCTGGATATGTGTTTGATCTTCAGCCTCAACAGCTTGAGGGCGCGCTTCGCCAGTTGGACATGATGATGGCGACATGGAACGGCAAGGGCGTCCGCATTGGCTATCCGCTGCCATCAGCGCCGGGTGACAGTGACCTTGATCAGCCAACCAATGTGCCAGACATGGCGCTGGAGGCAATGTATCTCAATCTGGCCATTCGGATCTCGAGCGGCTACGGCAAGACCGTGAGCCCAGATACAAAGGCATCCGCCAAGCGCGCATACAATCAAATGCTGTCGCACTCGACGCTTCCGATCGAGATGCAGATCGGCAACGAGACAATCCCGTCTGGTGCTGGCAATAAGGGCTGGCGCTATTACAACAACCCGTTCCTGCGTGCGCCACAAGATCCGCTCACGGTCGGCTCGGATGGCATCTTGGACTTGGAGTAACAAATGGCCAACATCAATCAACTCTCGACGATCTCAACGCTCCAAGGTGGTGACCTGCTCGCTGTCTGGTCGAGCAACAACGGTGACAGCCGGAAATCTTCCATCACCACCCTGATGGAGTATGTGAACGCAAACGTCACGACCGTCACGCAAAACACGCAATACGCTGCACCTGCGGCAACTGGCTTCAGCGTGTCGGTGAACACTGGCAACGTCTGGTTGATCCTGACCCCAGTCAGCACCTATGCCGCCGGCG